AAAGAATACAATATTTAATTCTTGTAAGAAATTTTTCCGTTTGTGTGCTTCTTTGGCACACGCGCCGATTACCGCGCGGTATGTATATGACATACTAGTCCTTGTGAAAATACGGAACACCGCAAAGATCAAAGTACCGAAAATCATCATCTGGAGAAACCCACCATGTAGCAGCAAAGGTGGATTCACTTCCTGAAGTTACGAAATAACCGTAAAGTGAATTCGATCCATTAATCCCATTAATGTAAGTATTTTGAGTAAAGGACATAAAAGGAAGATTAGAGCGATAAGGTTCATGACATTGTAAAGCTCCTCTGTCTCTCAAGGCTATCCAACTTATTGGAACATTGTTGAATAGTCGTCCGTTTGCAGTCGGTCTCTGAATAGTTCCTGAGTTATTTTGTGATAAGAGTGCAACAACAATGTTTTGCACATCGACTATATTAACTCCAGAACTAGAGGGTGCTAAGTAGTGGTTAAAACCTCCTTTATAGAAGTTTGACCATAGGTTATATTTAACAAAAGGGGTACTTCCATCTGAAAAAGCAGAGACTTTAGGGTCAAGCTGATTTCCAGTGCCAGTAGTCCAAGAGGTTGTCAAGGGTTGAAGTGTTTTCTCAGCATCAACAGGTTTCTTGACTAGATCATAAATAGTATTTATGACTTCATTGGTACAAATTCTTGAAAAATTTGTAGCTCCTCCATTAGGTACTAAACTAGGAAATTTTTGTTTAAATATATCATCAATAATATAACAACCTGTATTATCAGTTTCCATCTGTGGGCTAACGTTCGCTTGCGAACTATTAACTGAAGTAAATTCACGAGTTACACCAGAATATGGTATAGCATCAACATCTTTAAGAACAAGAAATTGAGCATCATCATCTGTAGCAACCCATAAATTCATCTGAACGGTTGTAGAGGCAGTGGTGTTCATTGCAACAGCAGGATTAACAATCGATATACATATTCCCCCTGAACAACCATCTTCTGGTTTAGTATCCGGATCATAAACATTGGCATATAATACATCTTTCAGGAAAGGAACTGAAAAGTTTATTGCCGTTTCTCCTTGAAAATCAAAGATCTCAGATACAATATCCCCGGCTCCAGAGCCTAAGGACGACCCAACACTTGGAATTTCTGCAAATGTTGGATGCCATGAAATACGTAGTCTCCCGGATACATATGAGCTAGTAACTAGCTTAACTCTATATTTCATAGTTGCTCTCCAATGTTTAAAATCTAGAGCTACTGCAGCACAGGGTGTCATCCCTGACCATATAACGGTATTTGGTAAAGCACTACCGTTCGTCGTGGTGTATGCAGTAGCAGGTGTTACATTAAATGTAGCTACCACCACCCCTGACCCACTCGTCGCATCAAACGAAGTTAATGCGAAGAGGCCAGGGCGTGTTGACAGTTCAGTAAGTAACACTGGTACATCGTTACAGGCATGAGATGTTTCGTCATTCGCCAGTCGTGTACCTACTTGTAATGATAACTCATCTCCTGAAAAGACACCGTTACCATTAGCGATTCCTTGGAAAGTATTCAAAAGTGTTTCATGTCGCATTTCCGTTGACATTGGTTTGTCAAAACCAAGATTTTTAGCAATATTACTTGCGTACCCCAAGCCCATAGCACCTAATGAGAGTGCTCCTTGAGCTTGCGGAGGAAGTAATGGAATCTTGGATATCAAACCAGATACAGATGCACCTGTTGCAAGTGCATTTGAAATTGTTCCTTGTTTGGCTTTTGAATCTCCCTCAGTGTTGATAGCAGCCTTATGCATCTGAGGTTCTAATTTTATACTAGGCTCGATCTTTGGAGTAATACGTATAAAGGGTAAAAACTCCGGTGTGTGTGATTTTCTTAATTCCCTAAGCGTGATAAGTGCTATGGGAGGTAAAGCCATATAAACGCGACCATCTCTAAGATCAAGGATAGTCACGCCATCTTTCAGTGTATCTAAAATACAAGAGTTTAAAACTGTGGTAGCATAGCTGGCCAACAGTTTTTCACGTTCATTTGGTGCCATATCTTTGTATGTTTCGGTAAGGTGGTTAAGTCCCAGAATACGTACTCTATCCGCAGGTACTAGTTGACACGTAGAATGTGAAAGGTCTACAAAAGGTAGATCTATCTCGCACTTCTTTTGTGAAGTCACTGATTCAGTCCTTTTCATGTGTGGCTGTAAAATCTCACTCTTTTCCCCTTGCTTATTTCTTTCTTCCTGAATCTCTCTAAAGCGAGATCTTAGATACGTACTTGTATTTATAGTAGGAGCGCATGGTCTAAAATTTACAAAATTTGCAAAAATTGAAACCACCACACTGGGAGTACCAGTTCCATTGGTCAAGCCTAATGGATTCAAAATATAAAATACAACACTTCCAAGATCTCCAACATCAGTCAATGCTCTAATCGATTGTAAAAATGCTACAGGTAGACTGTAGGGTATTTTAAATCGAATAACCTTATTAGTATTCGGGCTTACTTCTTTGGCGTGACAGTTAGCTGCACTCCAAAGTGAATTCAACTTCCAATGAGGGGAAGCTGAACTTCCTGAGTTATGGCCAAGATGTGAACACATTAATGTCCCATAATGAAATGGGGTGCCACTAACTCGTACTTCAATTTCAACATCAGCTGTATAATAATAATAACCATACAACTTATCAGCAAGGGTTGTTGAAACTGAAATTAAATGATATGGAAAACTATAGGCCGCTTTCAAATGTCCCTGGATATCAGATCCAGACCACGTAAAACTACCAATCTCATATTTTCTTTCAAAAACATTAGCTATTTCTGAAATAGGATATGGATCAAGACCCTCATAAATTTTCTTGAATCGTGTTATCGGGAGTGCTTCCTCTACACCAGAACTATCTCTAGTTGTGGTGATACCGCGTTCAGTGATTTCACCGGACTCTATAACACCTGGGCTTTCCATATGTGGCGACAATTCTTTGTTAGCAAAGAATATACTCAAAGCAAGTTCAAGTGAGTCGTGCTTAGATTTTCCATAGACTGTAAAGTCCCATGGGGGCTCATGCAAAGTGCATGCCCAAACGCCTTCCTTTTCAATAAAGTCGTGGACAGGTCGTCTTCCATTAGCATAATAAAATTTATCTGACAAGCTAGAATGGGTAATTGTACTCTGACTAGGAGTAGGTGGCTTTAGATATTTGTCTGTATCTATTCGATATGTTCTGAAATGCTCTTCCAGACATTCGTCTTTTGCAAGATTTTTACTACGTTTTGGTTTTGAAATATAGGTATGGGATTCAAAATGCATGATCGCAATGAACCCTGATAAATCTTTAGTATAATCTATTAATGGAGCATGATTATACATCTTATAGTATAGGTCAGCCAACCCTGTGACCGTTGTCGGATCAATATCAACTTCATTTGGAATTGATGCTAAGAATTTGTCAACTAGCATATGAGGTCTGAGCATTGATGAATATTGATAAAAACCATTGTCCGCTTGTATTCTCCTATAAGAGAGAAGATTTTGCTCAAGACCTAAATGAGTTGCCACGAAATTAATACGTTCTGCAACTTGCTTATAGAGTTCTGGTCCATGATGATACATTTCAAGTAATACTGATGTTGACAAATCAGTAAACGCCTGGCGATAGTCAATTCCTTTCTTCATCCAGTTCATTATTTCTAATACTGTATCTAACTCTAATGGGGCATAACACACACCGTTTCGGTAAACAAATCGTCTTTTTAAAAACTCAACGTCACCTACATTGCGCTGTGAATATGCTTCAGATGTTTTATCGGGGGGGGTATACTCATAACCCATCTGTTTGACCTCTTCTTGGAAGATTTTAAAAGTATACCATTTAAAAACCTTTGATAAAGAATGAAAATAATCATCTCCACCAGTCATTAAATATGTTTCTGTAAATGTTTGCTCGACAGAGCATTCATTTCCATACTTAATACTAGCTTTGACTAGAGTATACCTATGAATAATATGACTCGTATAGCTTTGGAATATATATGTTAAGAAAAATCCAGACACAATTATGCGCTGAACTTTTACTATATCCGAACCTATTACGAGTGTTGCATCATAAGCACAATCTAGAAGTAGTCCGCGACGTATAAGATCGTCCTCAACTTTCCACTTCTGATCAAATTTTCTATACCAAATGTTTACTCCTTCCAAGAAACTATCCACTAAGTCAGGATGGGCTGAACCATCATGACAACTACTATCACCATCCAACTCAAAAACTGGTGACACTCTTGCTGCTACATTTCTCATCTCTTCCCACTGCAAAGAACTAGGGTTAATCCCAAGAGCTATTCCTAGCCCTATAGGATCAGCACCTATATTCTCTACAAACGCACCAAAATACTGTTTACATTTAACTAAATGTGCAGTCTCAGGGCAACCAAAGAGGCGGGTTTTACCTTCATCAACTTTTTCAATCAATCGTAATTCATCTTTAAGATGTTCGACTGAAAAAGAGATTCCAGTTTTACCGCCTACATATGCTTGCTCCAACACGCTCATCCGTTCTATTAACCAATGTCCTGGCAACATTCTTCCGCTCGTAGGATTCAGATAATCCTCATCAAACAATATCCATTTCTTGCTACACGAATGTGTATCAAAATCTGTTTGTCCAACAGAGGTGTTCATATCAATCGACTTCAAGTATCTGGCACTTCTCGCACCATTAATTGCTTCGTCCACTGAAAGAACTCTGGCAGGGAATCTATTTCCAATCTTCCTAAACCAAATTTCTGAAATCTCGCTCACCAAAACTCTATCCAACGGGGGGGGTAGAGGTTTATCCATCTTCGTAATCGCTTTCTGTACAGGTGAAATTTTTACTCCATCTTTTACAAATGGTTGTAATTTTGCAGGCCTCTTCTTTGGAGTCTGCAATATACCAGCCCAAGGGGTAGGTATAATTTCACTTTTGCTAGGGAATGATGCTCCTAGTCTTGCTTCTATCTTTCCAATACACTTCCAATTTACATACTCATACTCAGGTTTTCCTTCTACATCTATCCTTAACATCTGAGGGTCCATTTTTCCCGTTTCTACTACTTCCGCTTTGTATCCAAACAATCCTTTAACATACTCAATCTCGTCTCTCAATATATACGCTGCTCTTCCAATCACATCATTTCCAGCTACGTGAATTCCTATTAGTTTTTGCGAAACTAATGGGTTATCCACAGCAACTAAACTTCCACAATCACCTCCAACAAAATGTCCCATGTATTGATAACCACACTTACTATGAATAGTAACATCATTATCTCCATACGTGACATTTCCTGCTCTCATACTATTATTAGACATCACCAACTGTCCCATTCCATTCTTCTCTACTCTATAAAATACAGATCGAGATATATTATAAGTTTCCAACTCATCCTTACTTATAAAATATTTTGTAATATCTCGAAACTCTCCTACACCACTTCCTGGCACTTGTACATACACCAAATCATTCTCATCATCTTCCA